GGCGTGACTTGCTTGGCGACGCCGGCCATCGTGCGGACGACACCTTGGTTGTAGGAGCGGCGCTGCGGAGTCGGCAGCTTGACGACCTGGGTGTACTCGAAGGCGTTGCCGGACTGGCACTCGGCGGCCAGCATGTCGTCGAGGATCGAGTTTTGCTGGGACAGGAGGTTGACCAGGGTGGAGATTTTCCCATCCGGGTCCATACGCATTGCCCACTCCGAGTAAGTGAACAAGCCGGGGGTGAGGGTTGCCATTTTAGAGAAGTCCTTGTGTTGAGGTTGTTACTGTGCGTCGGGATAGAGTATCTGACCCGCGGTCTTCGGACCTCCCTTATTGGCGGGGCCGCCTGGGGGTGTCGGTTCGCCCTCCCCCAATTGCTTGCCAATAGCCAGGAGCATCTTGACGACACTCGGATGGTTGCCGGCTCCGGTCAGGTCGAAGATTTGCTTGACCTGCGCATCGCCGAACTCGTCGAGGACGCGGCCGATGGTTGCCGTGGCCGCGTCCTTGTTGGTCTTGAACTCTGGGAGGTTGGCCACTTCGGCCTTCCAGGTGGTCTGTGTCTGGTTGAAGTCGGCCAGTTGAGCGTCCAGTTGAGCCTGGGCTGCCTCGCCGTACAGGTTGAGTAGGGATTGGGCTTGGTCGGGCTTGACTCCGGCCGCGAGGGCGGTCTCCTTGAACTTGGACATCACGGCGTCGTTGACCGTGTAGCCCTCAGGGAGCGCGATCGCGTCGTAGCTGGCCGCGGTTAGGGAGTCGTTGTTGTCGGCCTGGACGGAGTCGTTGCCCTGGGCCGAGTCGTTCGCGGTGGTGTCGTTACCCGTCGCGGTGTCGTTGCCGGTGTCCGAGGTCAGGGTGTCGTTCCCCGAGTCGGACGTGAGGGTGTCGTTCCCGCCCGGTTCGGTCGACCCGGTTTGGGTGTCGTTGCCGCTGGGCGGGGTCGTGTCAGCGCCAGGGGCCGGGTCCGGATACAGGACTTGGCCGGCGGTGGGCTCAGGAGACGGGGTCGGAGTCGGGGTTGTCATCTGCGGTGTCCTCTAGCTGTACTCCGGTGTTTTCCTGGGTCATCCGGATGTACATTTGTGGGGTGTGTTGGGTTACTGACGCCAGGAGCTTGAGTCCGGTGTTCCGCCTGCCCTTGTCGTAGGCCATTTGGAACGGGTCGAGGCCAGAGTCTTCGACAAAGCACCGGGCGAACTCTAGTTGCAGCCAAACCCAACGGCGACCATCCACGGTCGACATTAGGGCCTGGATGACTGTGACTTCGCCGCGCCGGTCCTTGGCTTGCTGATCCTTGGCCCTCTGGATTTGCCTCTCGTTTGTCGCGCTTGTCATTGGAGCATCAACTCAAGGGCGTTCTGGCCGCCTCCGACTTCGGTCTCGGAGAGGGTCTTCGCGCCGGCTGCGAGGGTTGCGCCGGTTGTCAGCGCGGCGGCTTGGCTTTCTTGGGCTTGGCGGTTGGCGCGGATGGCCGCGACTTCCTTGGCCGCGCGGATCAGCTTGGGCGACACGTTGAGCATGTCCGCGTACTCGACAATAGCCGCGTCGATGTCCACGTTGTCCATTGCGCCGGGGGCCACGGCGACGAGGTTGCCCGCGACGCCGAAGAGTCGTTCGATGGACGCGGTCGCAGCGGCGCGTTGAGCCGTGGCGAGGATGGAGATATAAGTCACCACGACCTCTTCGCCCTCGATTTCTGGCGGCGGGGGCGGGAAGAGGTTGCGCCGGTTCATAATGTTGAACGTGCGGTTGATGATCTCGTCCAGGCCCTCGGACTCGGTGCGCTCGACAACGGGGCCGAGAAGGAGGAGTTTCTCGGACTCCGCGCGCTCGACCCAAGTGGCCGTCTGGACCTTGGGCTCGTCCATCATGCGGCGGAAGAGGTCGTTAAAGAAGATTTCCTTAATCCGACTCGCGACCTCGCGCAGGTCCTCCATGAGTTCCGCGATCCGGGGTTCGACCGTGAACGCGGGCTTGAAGCCGTCGGCCTTGGGGTCCGCAGTCCAAGTGATCCCGCCGGGGAGAATGTTGGCGGGCTCGTTCCGCATCGAGAGGGACCCGACCATCGGCGGGCGGACCATCTTGTCAATGGCCTCAGCCTTGCGGCGTTGCTCGATTTGGAGTTGACGAACCGCGGCCAGTGCGTCCATGCCGGGACTCCGGCCATAGGCGTCGTTGCCGGACACGTCCCAGCGCAGGCCCGAGAAGGGCTTTTCGCGGAACCCACCGACACGGAGCAAGCCGGTGCCCAGGTTGTCGTCGCTGGGCGAGTTGGCCTCCCAGAACACTTCGCGGTACTTGAAGCGGCTGGCGAGGGGCGGGTCGAGTTGTTCTTCCTGACACCACACAGCGTCATTGGGCTCGATGGCGTGGCAGACCACGACTTCCATAGTTTGGCCTTGGCCGCCGGACTTGAATTGTTGGCGCGCGGACTCGGACACGTTGTCGATGCCAAACTCCTTGACGAGTTGGCGGATCGTGTAGGTGTATTCGCGGTAGAGGGTGTCGACTTCGAGTCGGGAGTTCAGGCCGAAGAAGAACTCGCCCAGACACGGGCCGTAGAAGCGCACGACCGTGTCGGGGTCCTCGTATTGGAGCATGGCCGCGGACCCGAACACGCCGAGTTCGTGGTAGGTCGTGCCGAGAGTGGTGTAGAGGTTCGAGGCCGCGTAGACTTCGAGCATCCGCTTGGTGCACTCGGCGAGCCAGTCCGCGACAGGACCTTCCTCAAGCACGTCCCAACCGGCGAGTCCGAGCTTGAACCAGGGTTTGGTGGGCGAGGTCAGGTTGGCGAGCAAGCCGGTGCCGAGAGTCCGAGCGGCCAAGATACCAGCCTCGTCCACGATGGCGTTGTTGAGTCCCAGGCCCCGGTTGCCCTGGTTCGCGGTCACGAACTGGCGGTGTCGGCGGGGGAGGAACATTTCGGCGAGTTCGCGCCAGTGAGTCCACCAGGACTGGCGGTCGTTGCGGAGCCCGGCGAGGGTTGACTCGACGTGCTTGCGGAGCGCGTAGCGGGACTTGTTTGGGATGGTGCTGAGGGCGATCATTGGCCGAGCAAAGCCTTCCCGACACCCTTGGAGGCGGATGACATGAAGCCGCCGGTCCCGGCCAGGGCAAGTCCGGGGGCAAGGGCGGCGAGTGAGCGGTTGGTATTGGGCTTGGTGACGGACAGGGGCGGAGTTGGCGCGGCAGGGGCGGCCAGGGGTTGGGTGGCCTGGATTGGCCGAGCCGCGAGGTCAGCGCCCTTGTGTCCGCCGCTGGTCAGGGCCTTGACACCAGCGGCTGCGGTCGTGGCGGCGGCAACTGCGGTCAGGGCAGGCCCAGCGGACGCGGCTGCGGCACTTGCGGCGGCGATGAGTGGAGGAAGGAAGCCCATTAGTGGTAACTCCCGTTGGAGGGGTAAAGTTCGTTGAAGGTCGGCAGCCGGTCAGCCGCGAGCGGGTCGTAGTCCTGGATCATTTGCCGAGACGTGTGACCGCGCCAAGCTTTGGCCGACACTGGGAAGGCGAAGGTCATGGCGATGGAGTCCGCGTCGTCGGGGGACTCGTCCATTTCTTCCTTGGGGGTCAGGACGATGGCGTCTGACTTGGGCATGTGGGTGAACTCGATCGCGATGGTTTCGCGGTACAAGTCCTCGTCGTTGTCCACCGCCCCACCCTCGCGGAGCCAGTGGCGGAAGGAACAATACATTTCCGCCCGCTTGTTGTGGACTTTCTCGCCCCCGAGGGGGATGCCGGGGGAGCCGCCGAACTGGACACCGATGACCGAGTGGCCCAAGTGGCGCACGTAGTCGACAACACCGCCGCCCACGCCACCTTCGTCAATGAAACAGGCGTCGGGTCCGTGGATCGCGATTTGCTCGGCCACCTTCATGCCGAGTTCGATGGTGGAAAGTCCACGCATCTTGATCGGCGGAATGGTCCGGGCGTCTTTGCCCCGGCGGAACCGGATCACGGACTTGTTGGACCCGTACCGCGCCACGTCCACGGCCATGATGAGGGCTTCCCAGGGTTGGGCTTGGGCCTCCCTGACCATCGCGTTGCGGACGAGTTCGGCGGAAATTAGTTGGTTGACGCCAGCGGCCGGGAACTCGCCCAGCCAGCGCACCTTGATGAAGTCGTTGTCGATGCCCCAGAGTTCGATTTGGCGGTTGATCCGGTCCTTGTTGGTGAAGGACACTTCGCGGGAGTCGACGGTGTAGGTTTTCCAGAACTGGCCCTGGCCTTTGGGGTCAAAGGCTTCGCGGAAACGGCCAGTGTTCCGGGTGGGGTTGCCGAACGCGAACCACAGGAGTTCGGTGCCCGCCTCGTTCATGACACCGTCGATGGTTTCCCAGATTTTGTCCGTGATGGCGGAGGCTTCGTCGAAGATCACAAGGATGCGCTTGCCGAGGTTGTGCAAGCCGGCGAAAGCTTCGGGGTTGTCCTCGGACCAAGGGATCGCGTCGATGCGCCATTCTTGACTGCGCTCGGGATCGGCGGCTTGGAACGAGGTTGCCGTGACTTTGAACAAGTCCTTGGCGATGAAGAGTCGGTGCCACTTGGCGAGTTCCGACCAGAGTTTGAGGCGGAGTTGTTTTTCGGTGTTGGCCGTGACCACGCCCTTGGTGTCGACTTTGGTAGCCATCGCCCAGTGGATGAGCCAGCACACGTCCGCGGACTTGCCAACGTTGTGGCCCGACTTGACCGCGGCTTGGTACGCTTCGGACAAGGCTGAGCCGGTAGCGGCGCTTAGGTCCGCTCCGGCGAGTAGGGCTTCTTGCAGGTCGCCCAGGACTTTGCGCTGCCAGGGCTCGGGTCCGGCGCGGTGTTCGAGTTCCCCGCCCGGTTCGCCCCAGGGCCAAGCCCAGTAGACGAAGTCGAGGGGGCGGAGTTCGAACGATGCGAGTTCGGCGACTAGGCCGGTGACTTGTTCCTCGGACAGGCTCATTGGCTGGCCGTCCTTGGCGGAGTCACATCGATGAGGGTCGGGCCGGCGGGCTCACCACGGCTTTCGTGGACACGCTTGCGCGCTTGGGCCAGTTTCTCGCCCAGGCCGCCGAATACGTTGACGTTCACGGTGCGCGACACGGGCGCGTTGCCAGAGCGGTCGGCGAGGGTGCGGACGGCTTCGAGGATTGTCGCCGGGGTAAACTGTTCCGGGTTGTTGTCCAGCCGGTCGCGGAGTTCGCCCAGGAAGTCCTCGGAAAGTTCAGCCGCCGCGGAGACGAAGTCCTTGAACTCGGACTCGACGGTCTCAGCGTAGTGGGACAGGAGTTCCTGGAAGGCCGGGTCACGCCGCAAGTGGGCAATCCGGTTGGCGTTGAAGTTGCACAGTCGCGCCGCGTCGATGTCGGACATGCCGCCGGCCAGGAGTTGGGCCAGCCGGTGGTGCGAGTTGCGGAGGGACTTGAGGTTGGGC